GGGGGCCGGTTCATCGCATCGCCGGGGTGCCGGCGGACCGCGGAGCGGCCTCGCTCACGTATCCGCGAAATTAACACCAGGGGTCGGTTGTCGTCAGGGGTCACGGCATGAACGTGATCGATAGCTACGCAGAGAAAGTCGTCCGAAGGCAGATCCCGGCAGGTGTCTATCACCGGAAGGCCTGTGAGCGGCATTTGCACGATCGGGAGCGCGAGGGAGGCCGCGGATTCCCCTATCGCTTCGAGATCGCCCGGGCGGAGCGGTTCTTTCGGTTCGCGGAGAACCTCCGGCACTACAAAGGCGAGTGGGCCGGCCGCCGCATCCAGCTCCAAGACCATCAGAAGTTCCGGCTCGGCTCGCTGTTCGCCTGGCTGCACACGGGCACGGGGCTGAGGAGATTCCGGGTGGCCTACTTCGAGCTGCCCCGCAAGAACGGGAAATCCCTCGAGGCCGCCGTGGTCGGGCTGTACGAAACCTTTTTCGACGGAGAGCCCGGCGCCGAGGGCTACATGATCGCCACCAAGCGCGATCAGGCGCGGATTGTCTTCAACGACGGGAAGCGGCTCGTGCAGTCGAGCGCGCTGAAGACGAGAATCCGGGTCTTCCAGGCGAATCTGCACCAGGAAAGCTCGGCGTCGAAGATGGAACCGCTCGGGTCCGACAAGGACTCGACCGACGGGCTCAACCCGCAGCTGGTGATCATCGACGAAGCGCACGCGATGAAGCATCGCGGCATGATCGACGTGATGGAAACCGCGGTCGGCGCGCGCCGGCAGCCGATCACGTTCTGGATCACGACCGCCGGCAACGATCCGGTGAGTCCATGCGGCGACCAACACCACTACGCCTGCCAGGTGCTCGAGGGTGTCCTCAAGGACGAGACGCTCCTGGCGTTCATCGCGCACGCCGACATCGAGGACGACCCGTTCGCGGAGTCCACCTGGCGCAAGGCGAATCCGAATTACGGCGTCTCGGTGAAGCGGGACGACCTGATGAATCTGGCGCGCAAGGCGAAAGCGATGCCCGCCGCCGAGGCCGCGTTCAAACAGAAGCGGCTGAACATCTGGGTCAACGCCGATTCGCCGTGGATGTCGCTCGAAGGCTGGCGCGCGGGCCAGAGCACGTGGGACGAAGACGAGCTCGTGGGCGAGACGTGCTTCATCGGGATCGACCTCTCCTCGAAGATCGACCTGACCGCCGTGGTCGCGCTGTTCCCGCCGACGGAGACGCGGCGGAAGTGGCGGCTCATCGCGCGGTGCCTGTCGCCCGAAGCGACGCTCGACGACCGGGCGCACCGTGACCGTGCGCCGTACCCGACCTGGAAGGCGCGCGGCTGGATCGAAACCAACCCCGGCAACCAAATCGACCAGGACGCGGTGAAGGACATCGTGCTGGACCTCGCCGCGCGCTTCAACGTGCAGCAGATCGGGATCGACCCGTGGAACGCGGGCAACCTGCGCAAGCATCTGGAAGACGCGGGCCTCGGCGTGTTAGAAATTCCGCAAACGATTCCGCAGATGAGCGCCGCGTGCAAAGATTTCGAGGCCGAAGTCCTCGACGGCCTGATCGACGCGAACCACAACGAGCTGATGCAGTGGGCGATTCGCAACACCGTGGCGTCGCGCGACAACAAGGACAACATCTATCCGACGAAAAAGCGGAGCCGGGGGCGCATCGACCCGGTGATCGCGGCGCTCCTGGCGCGGAAGGTGTTCAACCTGGGCGCAGGCGCGCCCGCCGACGATCCCGACCTGGTGACAGCATGAGCGAGCGGAACGTCTTGAAGTTCGGAACGGGCTACGACCTGGTGTCGATGGAGGTGCGCTCGCGGCTCGGGCGGCCGCGGCTCGTGCTCGGGATTCGCTGCCACACCTGCGGCCGGACGTCGCTCCACCCGAAGGACATCGAGGAGCGGTATTGCGGCGCGTGCCACGTCTTCCATGAGGACGGGCTGCTCGCCCACGAAGCCTGAGTGGGGTTTCACGTACCAGAGTCGGGGCGCGTCCTGACCGGGCCCGGCGCCAGCGACACGCGCGACGGGAACAATGGCGCGTTCGGCGTGCCCAGCTGCGAACCCGGCTGGCAGCTGTTCCTGATTGCGTCCGACGGCGCGTGCTGGGAACACGTCAGCGTCCGCGCGATTCGGGAGCGGCAGAGCCGAATCCCGACGTGGCGCGAAATGACGCTGGTCAAAGCCCTCTGCTGGGACGATGACGACGTGGTGATCCAGTTTCACCCGCGCCGCGCCGAGTACGTGAACACCCATCCCCACGTGCTGCATCTCTGGCGCCCGATGGATGCGTGGCTGCCGACGCCGCCGCCGTGGATGGTCGGCTGAGGTGGTCATTCCCGAAACGAGGACGAAAACCGGAAGCGCCGCGCTGGGAGCGTTGCACGTGGAACATCCCGGTGTAGAATCGACCCGCTTCTTTGCAGTGCTTGGCTGTGGCCGGGCGGCGTGCAGGCCGCCGCCCGGTGCTTTCGAGGCTTCATGGCATCACCAGGCCGCCCCCCACTCGACCGCCGCGACCCCTCCGTCCCCATCTGCGTGAAAGTCCCGTCCCGCGACTACGACCGCCTCTGTCAGCAAGCGCGCCAGGCCCGCGTCTCGGTGCCTGAAGTCGTGCGCCGCCAGCTCGAGAAAAGAAATCCAAAGTAGGGCGACAGCCCGACTTCCCTGATCCTCTCCCGCGGTGCGTTGGTTGCTGTGGTGGCGACTGCCTGCGCTGTTACGGGTCGTAATCGTCAACCTGAAGGACGACCCGAACACGGCGATCCGCGGCGTGCTGTGGTCGAGCCGGGGGGCATGGCTCACGGTGCGTCAGGCGTCCCTTCTGCGAGCCGGGATCGCTGAAGCGACGGTCGTGGACGGCGAGGTAATCGTTCACCGCAGCAACGTGTCGTTCCTCCAGGTGCTCAACTGATGCCGATTGTGCAGAGCGCCGGCGCGCTGCAACCCGTGACGTCCGCGTGGCCGCCGAGCGGCCCGCTGGCCGACCTCCCCGCCCCCGCCATCTCGCCCTGGTCCTCCACCGGCACGCCGCAGAACTACGCGCAGTACATCCAGATGTACACGACGCAGCCGGCGATCCGCACGGTGGTCGACTTCCTCGCGCGCAACATCGCGCACCTGGGCCTTCAGGCCTTTCGCCGCGTCTCGGACACCGACCGCGAGCGCCTGAGCGATCACGAGCTCGTGCAGTGGGTCGCGCACCCGAACCCCGGCACGTCGCGCTATCGGCTGATCGAGAGCCTGATGATCGACATGGGGATTTTCTACAGCGCCTACTGGCTCAAGGTCCGGCTCCCCAACGCGCTCGGCCTGGTCCGGCTGCCGGCGGAGGAAGTCACCGCGGTCGGCTGGCTGATTCCCGACGTGTATTACTGGACGCGGCCCGATGGCGAGCGCGTCGAGATCGACCCGAAAGACATCGTGGCGTTTCGCGGCCACGGGCCCTTCAGCCCCGTCCAGAGCCTCTCGCCGATCGAGACGTTGCGCCTCCTGATGATGGAAGCCGCGACGTCGATGGACTATCGCGCGGCCTACTGGAACAACGCGGCGCGGTTCGAGGGTGTGATCGAGCGGCCGCTCGCGGCGCCGAAGTGGACGGCGGAACAGAAACAGTCCTGGCGCGAGCAGTGGACGGCGCGGTTCGCGCGGCAGCCCGGCCAGATCGCGGTGCTCGAGGATGGGATGTCGTTCAAGCCGACCGCCTGGTCGGCCTCCGATTCCGAATACATCCCGTCGCGCAAGCTGACCCGCGAGGAAGTCGCCGCCGCCTATCACGTCCCGCTGCCGATGGTCGGCATCCTCGAACACGCGACGTTCTCGAACATCCGCGAGCAGCACAAGAACCTCTATCAGGACTGCCTCGGCCCGTGGCTGGAGTTCCTGCAAGAGGAGATCGAGCTGCAGCTGCTCCCCGAGTGCGATGACGTGAAGGACGTGTACCTCGAGTTCAACATCGCGGAGAAGCTGAAGGGCTCGTTCGAGGAACAGGGCGCGTCGCTGAACACGCTCTGCGGCCGGCCGATCATGACGGGGAACGAGGGCCGGGCCCGGCTGAACCTGCCGTCGATGAAGGACGACCCGACGATGGACCAGGTGGTGTTCTCGCTGAACACGTCCTCGCCGTCCGACCCGAACGCGCCGAAGGTGGACCCGACCACGCCCGGGCCGCCGCCGCAGAAGCAGCTCCCCGCGCCGCCGACGAAGAAAAAGCCGCAGCGGCAACCCACGGGCGAGGAGCTGCGGCCGGAGATTTACGCGGCCTGGTCACGGCAACAGGCGCGGCTGGCGAAGGTGCCGGCCGACCAGCGCCCCGCCGCGTTCGATTCCGTGCGGTGGGACCGCGAGCTCGCCGACGACCTGACGCCGCACTACCTCGAGGCCGGCTGTGACGAGCACGAGGCGGCCCGCGCGGCGATGGCGCTCGCCAGCAGCATCAACACCGAAACCCTGCGCCGGCTCGTGATGGGCGAAGACGCCTTCACCGAGCGAACTGTGGAGGCCTGACATGGCAACGGCACCCCCGCGCGCGCACGCCTGCGACCGCGTCCTGAGCATGGCGCTCTATCCGTGGGCGCTCACCGGCCCGATGTTGAGCGTGGTCGCCAACATCCTCGGCGGCCGGCTCGCCGGCGACGCGCTCGACACGACCACGTTCGAGCCGCGGCCCAAGGCCGAGACGATGGTCTACACGGGCGGCCCGCAGGCCACCGCGAACGGCAAGGCCGTGGCGGTGATTCCGCTGCATGGCGTGTTCGCGCCGCGCATGAACGCCCTGAGCGACATCAGCGGCGGCGCGACCTACGAGGAGGCGAGCCGCGCGCTCGCCGAGGCGATGGCGACGCCGGAGATCGGGTCCATCGTGCTCGACATCGACTCGCCGGGCGGGTCGGTCCTGGGCGCGAGCGAGTTTGCCCGCCAGGTGCTCAAGGCGCGGACGCAGAAGCGGATCATCGCGCAGGCCCACTACGAGATGTGCTCGGCCGCCTACTGGATTGGCGCGTGTGCGACGGAAGTCGTCGCCGCGCCCTCCGCGATGGCCGGCTCCATCGGCGTCTACAGCCTCCACAAGGACTTGTCGAAGGCGCTCGAAAATCGCGGCGTGAAGCTGACGTAC